CTTGGAGGCGAACCACTTGCGCACATCCAGCTCGACCCGAGCCTGCTGGGCGTCGATCACGCCAGCCCTCATGTCCTCGATGACCTGTTCGGCCTTCTCGACCTGATCGGCAGCGAGAGCCTCTAATGCGCGCGCGTACTGGTCGCCCGAAGCGACTTTCAACGCCGTCGTTCTGAACGTAGCCCTGCTGATTCCAACCTCTGCGCAGGCTGCTCGCTCGGACATTCCGTCCTCAACGAGCTCGATGACGCGGCGAACCTGTTCGGCTCGGTCTGCCATTACTTCTCCGTCAGGCGTCGAACGACAGCGCTCTTCTTCGCCTTCTTGGCTGACGATCGTGCGGTTGATAGTGCGATCGCAATCGCTTGCTTCTGCGGACGGCCAGCCTTGACCTCTTTCGAGATGTTCGAGCTGATCGTGGCTTGGCTATATCCTTGCTTCAGAGGCATGGTCTTACTTCCCCTTGTTGCGTTCGCTTATCGCTTTGGCTTTCGCTTTCGCGTCGGCTTTGCTGCTGGCTCCCCACGCTCGGAGGGCGAGGGCAAGGCGTGTTGGTTTACCGTCTTTCTCCATCGGGCCCGAAGCGCTGCCCATGCGCGCGAGAAAGCTTGCTCGACGCGGATTGTCGCCGCTGCGAACCGGAGCCTTAAGTGTTCCACCAGTCTCTCGAGCATAACTAGCCCTTCCTTTCTCGTTGAGGCCTGGCCCTCTTTGCGTTGCCATGCCGCGGTCTTCATGGAACTAACTGTACGTCGGGCGACGGACGACTGCGGTCTTCGTAGAACGGAATGCGGTCACGGACTGCGCCACCGAGCGCGGGTCTAGCCACCGCTTGCGCGCCTGCCAGTCGGGTTGCACGGGCAGCGAGCGGGCGGAATGCAGCCGCACCCACCCGGATCTCGCCAGCGACACCACGCCGAACTGGCGGCAGATCGGTGTCACCGTTATCGCCGAGACGGCTTGCCAGCACTACCGAATCCCTTCATCAGGAAGTCGCGGGCCTCGGCAGCAGACTTGAACTTGAGCTTCAACTCGAGTTCGCCAGCCTCCTCGCCGCCTTCCTCTTCGCCTTCGTAGCCTTCCTCGTCCATCATCTCGAGGTGCTTGGCGAGCATTTCTGCGCCTTTGCCTTTCATTTCTTCAACGCCGTTTTCGCAGATTCACGAAACGCCTTCGCAGTCGGCGCGCCCTTGGCCCCAACCTTACGCATCTTCTCGCCGCTTCCGGCCTTGATGCGCTCGCGCTTGGCATGGATCGCAGCATACAAACCACGTTTAGCCATGTTTGCGGAACTCCACTTCAAGCTCCTTGGATTCGTCGCCCAGCCAATTTACAACAGACTTGCACATATCGTAGAACAACTTGGCGTCCAAGTCACTTTTCATGGCATTAATTGCCTTGCATACCAGAACGGTATTCGCCTCGGTATACCCGATGTCATTATCGACTCGCTCAACCGAAACGCTATGCGGCAGGTTTGCCTGCGTTGTCATTGGGATTCCGGTGTAGGCACACAGACCTCCCTGCATATCCCATGCCTTCCTCAAGTCATCAGCCGTCAAGCTGAACTCATGTCCTCGCTTAATCGCGCTGACTTTGCAGCATCGCAAAAAAGTCTTAATGCGACTTTCAAAACTTGAGTATTTTTTCTCTCTGGACTTTATGCTGCCCTCACGGCAACAAGCCTTGCACCACGAATGCCAACCGTCTGCCGTTTGAACGTGTTTATAAAACACGGAAACGGGGAATCTCCCCGAGCATTTTGCACAGATTTTCGTGCCATCTTCGGGGAAATAAAATGCCCGTTTCATATCAGGATTCTATGCCGCGGGCGGCAGATCGTCTACCGGCTTTTGCTTGACCTTGGCACCCCGGGCGAATTGGATAATCTTGGCTGACTCTTTGGGTATCGGCGCAGGGTTGCACTCGCAGCACCTGATCCAGTCCCCCATGCCGTCAGCGATCCAGCCTGCCGCGTTACAGTTCGGGCAGGGCGCTAACCTGATTCCATCCGTCACGAATCTAGTCTCCGTTCGTACTCGCTCAACACCCGGCGCGCCCAGATCGAGGGGCCATCGTCGTTCCATTTGCTGATCCTGCGCAGCACCCGTTCATACTGCTTCATGGTATGCCAAGACACCATCAAAGTGAGCGCCAGATCAACGCCTGCCAACTCCTCGTCCGTTACATCGTCCTCAACGGTATACATGATCCTTCCCTCAAGTAAGGCGGCACCCAATCCTTACCGAAGTCGAAGGGTTCCTGCAAACCAAGTTCGACGCGGGATATTTCGCGGTGTATTGCGTTTAGCTCTTGATTTAATTTGCGAATTTGGCACCAAAGTTCGCGCACTTTTTCTTCCTTCGTCAATGCCATCTCCTAGCAGTTTGATCAGTTTGTTGACGGTGTCCTGATTGATCATCTGTTGCAGGATGTCGTGGTACTTCTCCTGCCTACACTTGAAAACGTATTCAACTCCGCAGATCCTGCATCTCTTTGGCATAAGGTTGGATTCTCACAATGACTTCGCCCTCATCCTTGGCTTCATGCCGTTGGATGGATAGGGCATCGATTAGGCTGTCGTCTTCAATGACATCAGCGTGGACTAGTGCATCAAGCAGCGCCTTCTGGATGTTATCGAGATCGCGCCGCCGCTTGTCTGGTGGGTACGCATCGATGCTGACCGCGAGCCTGCAAGAAAGGTTATCCCGAGGGATTCCCTGCTCGAGTATCCGATAGGATACGGTCTGCCGGTACGCTCTCCCGTCTGCCGATACCACGATTCGACCGCGGTAGTTGCGCCAGTAGTGGTTAATCGAGGGAGGCCACGGGAGGACGATACGCATGATTCATTCTCACGTTACGTTTTAGGATCTGCGCGCGCCCTTCACGGCTCATGCAGATGTTCTGTAGTTTCTGATAGTCCAGATCGAGCATATCGCAGATCCAGCGCAGGCTTCCGACCTCATCGTGCGGTGCATAGATCCAATGCAGCGCAGCTCGAGCATTGCCCTTTCGGTTGCAGTCACGGATGGCGAGATACAGAACGCTTGACCACAGAGCGCGGTACGGTTCGTCGTCGTCATTACGCGGGCCAGCCGCGGTTGCCTTATCGATTGCGAGGGTCATTGTTTGTCATCCAAGTGAGCCACCAGATTGCTTTCTGTGCGTCTTGTTCCATCGGGTTGTCCGGTTTACGCCCTGCTCGAGCAATGTAGCCAAGTGCTGTCAGTCTACAGAACTCGAGAAAATGTTCTTGGGATTTAGCATTCGCTCGCATGAAATCGACAGTCTCGATATCCTGCTGGTAATGATCTGGATTGATGTGATCACGCATTCTCTTTGGCCCTTTCCCGTAACCGATCGACTCCACGCTGACCGAACAACTGACGCACTAAACCAACGCAATCAGGATCGGTCAAGACTTTGGCTGCACCTAGTTCACGGATTAGTTCACCAGCTCGAGCTTTGATTGTTTCCACATCGACGCCCGGTCTAGCAAGTTTGGCATCGAGTAATCGAAGGCGATTGAGAGGGTTCTCTGTTACTGCTGTAGCCCAGTAGTCTGCTGATGAATTGATAGCGGAGTCTGTACGGTCTGGTACTTTCTTCTCGGCTTTAGCAGACGGTGAGTAGACGAATTCATCACCCATGTATGTATCTCCTGTATATCTTCTGTGTATATACGTTATTTATTTTTGAACTTGCCAGTTCCCGCGAGCCTTCTTCAATCCGACTTTCTTCAAGATCTGGCTAAAACTTTCATCATGTTTCAGTCGGAATTCTTGCCTCATCTGTAGTTTGCGAACTGCCCATGAATCAGCTTGACTGATCATATCCAATGCGTTTTGCATTGCAAGCTCATCGAAGTTTGGAACCCGCAGTACAACAATCCCGCTGCGGTAGTAGTTGTATTGATCTCGAGCGCGATCGTAATCCTTATCGTGAGTGAGACCATCGATCTCAACTGCAATCCCTAATTCGTGGCACCAGAAGTCAAACAATCGACAACCCCAGATTGCTTGCCTTACCCACTTACGGTTAGTCGACTTGAGTTTCTCTGCTGCCCAGATCTCTGCTGGTACTTGCTTCTTGAGATTCTGATCTTGCCTTTCCCTCATGTACTTGGCTTGGTCACTCCGCACTACCCATCTCATACTCTTAACCCCTAATGCTCGGAAGCCCGGGAATGACCCCCCTACCCCCCTTAAATCGGAAGGTAGCGAAGTCATGCCTAAATGCCCGTATAGCCACGGTGTTTAGACCCGCTGGACTTTGGTAAGCGGTGCCCAGCCCGATCCAAACGATCGGCCCTCCGCTGGCAGATTTTTCGTTCCATGCCAAGGGAACTGCGTGGGGGGTTTGACATGACCAGAACGGTCAGTCAGAATTCCATCACGCTGTTTCGCATAGTAAGCGTACGGTCATCACCCCGACCGCGTCAAGGCCCCGCAAGGGGCTTTGTCGTTTCTGGACATCGTCAGCCTTTATCAGCCCATCTGCGAGCCGCGGCTATCTGCAACTGCTTGCGAGCAAGACGCCCTGTAGCAGCCTCTGGCGCGACTATAAGGCCGAGCTTCCAGCGTAGTCTCCGTTACGCACCCAGCGTGATACCGCGGGAGCGGATACGCCGAACGCTCGAGCCACTTGTGCTTTGCTGCCGTGAAAGGCAGCGAGTAGGTCATTGGTATTCATAGCCTGCCGATCTTAACCGCCGTTACGGAGAAAAGGCAAAGGGAATATGCACGGCAAAATATGTACCTATTTTTTCTGGTTGGATGGTTGCAAGGGTTTAACTTGTGTTAATGTTCACCCATACCAGCACGGTGCTGGATAGGAGATACAACAATGCAATACGCCAATCACATCGGTTACAGCGACGTCAACCCGTTCGAGATTATCCGCAAGGTCAGCGACAAGACTGTTGAGATCCGCGCCATGAACGCCGAGCGCGATCCGAACTGGAAGCCTGACTTTGTCGCTGGCGGGTTCTGCGGTACGGTCGTCAATCAGCGTGATCAGCGTTGGATCATTTCCAGCAGCGCGGATGCCCCGGTTGTTCGCATTCGCCTTGGCAAGCAGGGCTGGAAGGATGCCAACGGTCGCCGCTTCCAACTCTCTGATGAGCCGGTCAAGTTTTACGACTACAACTTCTAATCACTAACGGGCGGGGACTTCAAACCCGCCGCCCCTCCCGGGGCTTGACTTCCCCTTAACCGACGTTACGATACACACATAACAACGACGGAGATACACGATGAGCTGCTACACCTGCGAACGAGCCGAAGCCACCTGCGACGATTACTGCGTCGCCTGCGAGATCAAGTTCTTCCGCGCCAACCTCGACGAGCAGCCGGATCTGTTCGAGCAAGTCGAGCGTGACTCGGTTCGCTTCGCCGCTTGGATTCCCGTAGTCAACGCCCTCAAGGAGGCCGCATGAACGACATCGCCTATCGCGCCGAACTCGAGCGCGTTATCCAAGATCTGATCAAGTTCGTCGACAACAAGTCGCTCGACCCGATCATCGAGCAGTCGGTCAAGTACGCCTATTCGATGGGCAAGACCGATGGCTACGCCTCTGGCGTACAGGCTGTCGCGGGAGACCAGCGATGAAGTCTCCTTGGCCGCAGTTCATCGGGATCGCCCTGCTGTTTTTACTAGCCGCTGCCCTCGACCCCTGTGGCGACGGCGGCTGCACACAACAAGAGGAGATACAAAGCCATGAGTGACCTCGCGCCTTGGGGCAACGACGACCAGAGCTGGTGGCAGCAGCAGGATCAGGAGCTCGCCGAGCGTGACGAGCAGGATCGCATCGCCGCCTGCGATCGAGCGCTGGCCGAACTGAACGCTGTTATCGAAGACGAACTCAACAAGATCTACGGGAGCCTGTCATGAGCGAACTGCTGAAGATTAACGTCAACGACCACATCGAGAAAAAGAACAATCTCTCGTATCTGTCGTGGGCATGGGCGTGGGCCGAGGTGCTGAAGATCGACGCGACTGCGCGCTACACCGTCCACGAATACGACGGACTACCGCTGGTCTATCTCAAGGATCAGACCGGAATGGTCAAGGTCTCGGTCGAGATCAAGGGCGACATCAAGACCTGCCTGCTGCCGGTGCTCGACCACCGCAACCAGCCGATCCAGAACCCGAATGCGTTTGCCGTCAATACCAGCATCATGCGCTGCCTTGCCAAATGCATCGCGCTGCACGGCCTCGGCTTGTACATCTACGCTGGCGAGGATCTGCCGGAATCAGAGGCCGACGAGATCGAAGCCAAACTCAACGCCGAGATTGCCGCCTGCAATACCGTCGAAGAACTCAATACCCTTTATCACACGCTGCCGGAGGCTATCCGCTCCCGTGGCGTCAATAAGTTTACAGCTAGAAAAAAGGAGATCACCAATGCGTAATGTCATCATCACAGCAATTGCTGTTGTATCCACCACCGCCAATGCTGGCATCTTTGCTACCGCAGGCATTAAGAACGATTGGCGCGGCAAGACCATTTTGACGACCGAGCCATGCCAGCTCGACGTCAGCGAGTTTTCGCTCGGGCTGAAGCAGGAAGACATGAAGCGCGTCTTCTACATGAGCGGCGACGGCATGACTGGAGATGGCTGCTGGAAGCACGAACACGGGTCGGTCGTGCTGGCGTGGCCGAACGAGAACATCGTGCGCCGCTGGCCGATCGGCAACTTCAAACTCACCAATCAGGGATGGTAATCATGGAGCAGCGCACCCCTGACTGGCACGCCAGTCGCGTAGGCCGAGTGACCGCAAGTGCCATCAGCAACGTAATGATGGACAAGTCGAAGGCCGGTTATCGTAACTACATGGCGCAGCTCGTATGCGAGCGCCTCACAGGGCAGGCTACGGAGACGTATACGTCACCGGCCATGCAGCACGGCATCGACACCGAGGCCGAGGCCAGAGCCGCTTATAGCGCCCGTGTGGGGCAGCTTGTCGAGGAGGTCGGGTTCATCAAGCACCCGAAGCTCGAGGCCGGTGCGTCACCGGATGGCCTCGTCGGCACGGAAGGCTTGGTCGAGATCAAGTCCGTCCAACCAGCGACCGCCTTGGACATCATCGAGAGCAAGAAAGTTCCGACCGAACACCGCCTCCAGATGCAATGGCAGATGGCCGTGACCGGGCGCGACTGGTGCGACTACGTTGTGTATCAGCCGAAACTGCCCGAGCGCCTGCGCTTGCACATCATCCGTGTTCACCGCGACCAGCCAGCGATCCTCGAGATCACGCAGGCTGTGACGAATTTCCTGTTTGAAGTTGACCGCAAAGTAAATCATCTGAAGGAGTTGAGCCTGTGAAGCAATACGACAACACGAACCGCGGCCTGCTAGCCAAGAACGATCGCAAGCAGAGCGAGCAGCACCCGGAGTACACCGGCAGCATCAATATCAACGGAGTCGAATATTGGCTCTCGGCATGGGTCAAGGTCGGCAAGAGCGGCAGGCTTGAGGGGCAGAAGTATTTCAGCCTGTCGGTCAAGGCAAAGGATGGCCTGCCGGAATCGCGGCCTGTGCCAAAACAGCAGCAGCCCGTCACCGAGACGTTCACCGATGACGACATCGGCGCGATCCCGTTTTAAGTAAGGAGGATTCCTTACCATGCGCCGCGTAATAGCCAGAGGCACACCGCCCGATCAGATCGCAAACGCGATCAGCAATATGGTCAGCAGACTTGACCCGGCGCAGAGCTGGCAGATCACCGTCGAGGCATTCAAGCCAAAACGTAGCGACCAACAAAACGCCTTCCTCTGGGGTGTGGTGTACCCATCCGTCCTAGAGGGAGGCGGCGAGGCGCTGCGAGGCTGGACGACAAACGATCTGCACGAATACTTCTTGATCGAGGCGTGGGGTTCCGAGGTCATCGAGGGATTCGGCAGGAAACGGCACAAGCCTCTGCGCAGATCTAGCAAGTTGACCAAGCAAGAATTCAGCGACTACCTCGCCATCATTGAGGCCAAGTGTGCAGAGCTTGGCATACACATACCGGAGCCAAATTATGAGTCTTGATATTGCGACCGCGCGAGGGCAGGTCAGCCTCGCAGACGAACAGCACGTTGCCGATTGGTTCAACGCCAAGCCCGGATTCAGATACATACAAACGCCGAAGGATAGGCCAGCCAAGGTCGATGCGATCCTCACCCGCAATGGCGAGGTGATGGGGCTTGCCGAAACCAAGTGCCGGTACAACCTGACGCTCGAGCAGTTTCAGCGAATGTTCCAGAACGAATGGCTGATCACCGCCGAGAAAGTTGAGAGCGGGGCCAAACTAGCCAGCGGCTTCTGTGTTCCGTTGTACGGATTCTTGTTTCTGGTGGATGCTGACGTCCTGCTGGTGCAGAACCTATCTGCCGCCAAGATGCGCAAGGAGGTCACCGAGACCCAGCGCACCATCAACGGCGGCACGGCAATGCGCGAGAACTACTTCGTCCAGATGGATACAGCGAAGGTCTACCATGGCATCAAAACGGACTGGTGATCTGCGCAAGCAGGCCAGAGGCCGCGGCTGCATGGTGCGACTCGAAGGCGTCTGCAACCACAACAGCGAGACAGTCGTGCTCGCTCATATCCGTATGCCGGGGATCTCCGGCATGGGAATGAAGGCCGACGATCTGCTCGGCGCATGGGCTTGCTCGAGTTGCCATGATGCGATCGACCGTCGGTCTCACATGGATCTCGACCGAGACTATGTACGCCTTGCCCATCTTGAGGGCATGGTGCGCACGATCGCCCAGTTACGCAAAGAGGATCTAGTGTGACCTGTTGGAGCTGCCGCCACTCCAAACACGACGGCAAACAATTATTCTGCACGGCTAATGATTGGCCCGCAGACTGGCGATGCAATCACTTCACTTACGAACCCGGCACAGACGAGGTGGAGCATGACGATCGACAACGAAAGCCCAGCGGGAGCGTGGGCAAACGAACTCAAGGCCGCACCGTGGGGCTACGGCCAAGAGCGTGATTGGCGCATCGATAACGCGCTAGCCGCCATCAGGATGCGTGGCCTCTGGTCGGAGGCCAGCACCCTAGTGGCAGAGATCAACAGCCTAAAGGCCGAGATCGCGCGTCTTACGAAACCCGAACCTTAACGGCAGAGCCGGTCCGGTACAGGAATCCAACTGGAACACCTGCGGCGGCGGCAGCAGTATCGTCTGCATAATCGCCTAATGCTGGGATTGCAATCTTGCGATCGTTTCTCAATGCAAGAATGTCGTTGCCGTTGCTGTCATAGAACGCAGCCGCATAGTTAGATGAGGTCTGGTCTGAACCAGCAACAACCATCCTGACGTTAGATTGAATTGCGTATCCAATTCCAATCCGGCCATTGACGTCTTTAGCAAACTGGTTGCTTGAGTCAGTCCATGCGGTTGTAGATGCGTTACCGGCTCGCGTTACGCCATTGATCACTTGCACGTTAGCGCCAAAGGTCAAGCCGCCCGGAGTGTAATCAGCCGTAGAAATCAGGCTTGTGCATTGAATTGCGTTGTCGTGGAAACGGTTCGGGGAAACCGTGTTGCCAGCAGAGAACACATATTCGGTAGGCCCGTAATACATCGTCGGGCCATTCGGGTTGTAAATGTAATTGCCGGTTATGCAGATGCTCTTGTTGGTGATTCCGCCAGCAAAGAAGTTAAATTCTGGAGTAAAGTTTCCTTCAAGATGGCAGTTGGCTAGAGCAAATCCGCTTGCGCCCGTGATGTCGCAAATGCTTCCTTGGATACCCTCAATCACGCAACTTGTAAACGACAGCCCGTTAGTTCCTCGAGAAGCATCAATGCAGCGAACGATTGTGAATCCGTTTTCTATGATGCAATGCGTGAACTTGATGTCGTATGACCCGTTGACGTTGATAAAGTTCGGCGGGTTGTTACGAATGTTGCAATGCAAGAAGTACATGGTCTGCGCATAGATCGACGAGATCATGCAGCGAATCAAGAAGAACACGCAGTTCTGGAATTTGATACGCAAAAAGTTTGGAGACAGAACATAGCTGCCATTGAAGAAGCTCGATGATTCAAAGCGAATGTTCTCAAACGTGATGAACTCCGACTGCGGAGCCGTTGTGTACGGCAGCGTCGAGTTAAAGATCGTGATGTTGCCAGCGGTAAAGAATCCCGCGTCTGGGCCTTCGCCGTAGATCAGGAACTCATCGCTGTTCTGGTCGACCAAGCGGTTGATGATCAGCGACGAGGTGATCTTGCACTTGCCCGGGATCACCAGCGGAGGCCAGTTGTTGGCAGCGCAGAAGTCAATCGCGGCCTGCACCGCAGCGGTGTCATCGGTGACGCCATCGCATACCGCGCCGAAATCTTTAACGGTCAGCGACAAGCCCGGGACGGCCTCGGCTGTCGGCGCGCCATTAAGGTCGAACTTGAGGAACTTGCCAGCTCGAGTACCGGATGAAGGCAGGACTGCCGAGATGGAAGTTGAATCCGTCAGCGGATACTTGAGCGCCCGATCGTCGTTCGTATCGAACTGTTGCGCAATCATCGTCAGCTTATCGAGCGACTGTTCCAGCGTCTCTGCTGGCAATCGATCGTTCGGCTGAAGATCCGTCTCTTGCGTGAGCGGTACGTTGCGCGAGATAACAAGCGTCGTTCCGGAGGCTGGAGCCGCTGTCATCGTAATTGAGCCGCCAGCCAGAACACCGGCACCAGTCACCGTGTAGTTGGTGCCGAGAACCTGCGTGGTCTCTGCGCCAGATGATGAGCGCAGCACGACCAGCAAATGGCTGTTCGCAAGAAAGTAAAACGGAACCGCAAACAGGGTTGTCGATCCGTTACCGGAATAGCTCGCGCGAGCGGTAGATGATGAAACGGTCATTTATTGGCCCTCAATTCCAGCAAGTATGTCCTGCTGCTTTTGATAAAAGTCTTCAATCTCGTCATTGATTTCGGGGAACTCTTCAAGCACTTGCTCTCGAGCCAAGCGTCGATAGTCCGTAAGGATGGCATCAATCATCTCTGCCTTGGTGCCATCTGCGCCATCGGTTCCTTGATTGTAAATATCCGACAAGTAGTGCTCGCCGCTTACAACCTGATTCAGCAGATCTTTTGCGCCGACGCCGTACTCGGGATGCAGCAACTCGTTACCAGCCAACTCCACATATCGGCTGTACGCGCCCGGGTAGTTGTTCAGATCGACGTTGACTCCACGGAATGTCGCCTTCTTTCCGGGCATCGACACGCTCTTCTCAAGGCGCAACATCTCCGAGTCAATCGGCTCGGGGTTATCAGCCTTGCTATAAATCGGGCTGAATACGTCATACGCCCAGCCGAGGCCGGATTGGTATTTGACCGGGCGACCCCAGAGATCGCGCCGCATTGGGAGATCATCCGACAAGCCCGGTGTGCGACGCTTGATCGCATCCAACATCGTGAACACTTCACGCGAATACGGGTCAACGGTGCGCGTCACCTCGCCAACCACGGCCGGGACGACCGATCCGACAAGGCGCTGCACAAAGCTTTCGGTGTAGCGTTTCGGGTCAGAGATCGCCTCAAAGAGATCAGCCAAGCCGGAGAGATAAGTCTTGCTCATCACCGTCGCGCTGATTGATGCAGCCGCAGCCACAGCGGCCTCGGTCACGCTTTCGGTAGTGTCCTCATCATCCGAGTTGTTGAGGATTTCAACCATCTCTGCCGACAAACCCAGCAGCGAGCCGAGCGGGTCAAGACGGTTGTACGCATACCAGCGACCACCGATCTTGATGCTATTGCGCTGCCAGCCTGTGCGCTCCAAGGCTTGTCGTTCTCGGCCATCCTTCGGGCCGCTGCCACTCACGACGCCGGACATCGACATATCGGCAGCCACCATCATTAGCGCCGTGCCGGTTGCGATACGAGCCAGCGCCAACTCTTGACGTACACCGCCAGCAGAGATGTCGGCGCGTACTTGCGACATGAGCGGAGCCAACGGGGTACGCTCAAACGTATACCGCAAGATGTTCGCCGGAGTACGCACGAACGGCAAAATTACCTTCAGCGCCGGGTAGGTAAACGTCAGGCTTTGCAGCGTTTGGGCGAGCTTGCCCGGTGAGTTTGTGAATGTCTGATACAGCGCCTGATCGACCGATGACATCCGAAGATTCTCGGGCGGATTCTCAAGCAAGTCGGCGACACGGCCTTTGAGATCTTCCGGCTTGATCAGGCCAGAGTGCACCTCGCTTGCCGCCTGTCGCAACGCCTGCGCGTTGAGTTCCATGCGGTAGCCGATGGTCTTGAAGAACTCATCTTCCGCAGCCAATGCCTTACCGGGCAAACGAATGATGTTGCCGATTGTATCCACAGACCGACCAACAAACGTCTCGCTGCTCAAGTTAAACGCATCAGACGAGATAGCCGCAGTCTGGGGCAGCTCGATCTTGCCCATGCCCATGCCGGTCTCGCCGGTCTTGGCAGCCTTGGCCGCATACCGCAGCGCGTCTTTCCAGCTCTGCGTCAGGCCAAACCATTGCGACATGGCCTCGCCAGCCTGCACACCGCCGTTGTTGCCAAGGATTTGCGAGACAACCGAGGCAACCTTGCGCTCATACATCTGCATGAAGATCACAGACGTATTCGACATTATGTTGACGATATGGGTCTTCGGGCCAGAGAGCAGCCCCATGATCCACGCTTCTTGCATGGCATCACGGGTGCGCGCCCACACGCCGCGCTGGACGAACTTGTCCATCTCCTGATACATCCCAGCGCCTGCCAACTTGGCAACGCGATCAGCCATGTCGCGCGTGACGACGGCACCGCCGTTTGACTCAATGGCTTGGCTGATGTCGCGGAACCGCTCCGCTGCGCTACCGGCAGGGATGCGCCACGATGCCAATGCTCGAGCGGTCTCGGTACGGGCAGCGATGACTTCGTTCTGGATCGCGTAATGCGTTGCAAGCATCTTGCGGAACGCAAAGAGGTTAGCCTCGCTTGGGTTGGTAGACGCTTCACGCGCTACTTGTGTGAGCTTGTCACCAGAAGTCGCCCATAACTGGCGAGCGGCGACAGATTGTTCTGCGCTCAACGGATCGCCCTTGCGACGCGCCTTCAATACATCCCATGCGTTGACTTGCTCGGCGCTTAATTTGATTTCTTCAAATGTGCGCACACCGCGAGCAGCGGTTTCGACGGATGGCTTGAACTTGTCTGCCATCGTTTGCAGCACGGTCTGCACATCTTCTGGCGCATTGATGCGCGCAAAGTTGACATACACATCACCGGCTTTCGTACCGCGAGGGACAGCCGCACCCGGCACTCCCTCGTCAACAATCATAATGTCTTCGGGCTTGACCTCGGCAGTCGCCTTGGCAGCGCGAGCAGTCTTTAGCTGCAACGGCTGTACGCCCGGGCGCACTTCCTCTGCAACCTCGGTCACAGCCTCCGCAGGCTTCGGTTCTGCTTTGGCAACACCAACGAGCGGAGCCTCTGGCGTATCGCTACCAAGAATCTGAAACTCGCTTGTCTCGACCTTGGGGCGCTCTTCCACAACGCCAGCAATCTCTCTAGCCTTGGCTACTTCTTCCTGCTTCAACTTGGCAATGCGAGCCTGCCGCAAAGCCTTGAGCGTAAGCATCAACCCATCGACGGCCACACCGATGCCGAGACCTTCAATCGCATTCTTGAATCGCCCTTCGGCATTGCTGTCTTTTGGATCAGCAGCAAGGAAATCCGTCACAGGGTTTTGCAGCGCTGGGACTTCCTGCACTAGATTCGACAGCCGCTCTTCCTGCGGATCGAATACCGTGAAATCTACAACGCCGCCAACGCCAGCCGCCTTGGCAGCGCGTCCAGTTTTAGTCGCAGGTTTCAACGCCTTGAGAACCTTATTGGCACCAACGAATCCAGCCACGAATTGCGATACGCTTTTGACAGCCTTTCCTGTCGTAGATTCGGGATCACCAATGTCGCCGGTCAGCGGCTTGAGCTGCACTTGCGTTGATACGTCACGCCCTTGAGCGCGCAGGGTGCGCAGCTCCTCATAAGAGACCGGCTTCACGCCACGCAACGAGATCTCAAAGCCGCCCGTCTTTAACTGGTTCTCTGCCCAATCGCCAATGTCGCCGAACAAGTTGATGGTCTCTTGAGCGGCATCACGAACGCCAGTAACGACAGCTCGAGGGATCTCTGTCACGCCACGCGCGACGTCAGCCGCAACCGTCTTAGCAGTCAGCCCGGGCGCTTCAGCAGGGGCAGGGGCGACAGCAACTGGATCCGGAGCCGGCTCCTCGGCAGCCAGCATTGCCTCAAGCTCCGCAGCGGCGCTTTGACTGCTGGCGTTGTCACGATACGACATGAAGGCATTAGCGCCGTCAGCGTCATCGTTCCGAATTGCGGTCATGTCCATTGGGTCTGCCATTTCGGTTCCCTATTACTCTTTAGCCTTCGGCGGCGCAGGCGGTTTATAGACGTTCATCCATTGCTTAATCAAAGCCGCTTGCTTCTCGTATTCGTTTTGACTGATCTTGCCAGCGTCAAACGCGGCCTTCGTATTCTTAAACGTCTCTCGCAAATCAAAAGTTTTTGTGCCGGTTGCAACCAAGTAGGTTGGTCGTCGCAAAACATTGATGCTTTTAATTTCCGCTTGATTACTGTATTCAGCAACAATTCGCTTTGATTCTGCGTCTGCTTGTGCGTCGCTCGCGCCGGGATTCTCCCGTACCCAGTTGTTCCAATCTCGCAACGCATTGGCTGATCGAATGGTAGCCATGGAGCCAGCCTTCTTTTCAAATTCACTTGGCTTGAGGTTATCCACAACAAACGAATACCCACGCTTGCGCCAACCGGTTTCACGGGAAGCGTTGACTACAACACGATAGTCGCTGTCGCTTAATAGCCCCTGCGTAACAGCCTGACGGGCTTCTGGCTCTATATTTTCTCCGCTAGCAGCTCTCTCATTTAACGCCGCAAACGTTGTGAAGTCGCTCACAATGTCCTGACGGCGAATCGTCTTGAGGAATCGCATCCGATCTGCCGCATCCATCTGCGACTGGTTCTTGTTGAAGAAGTCTTGCAGGCCATCAAGATCGTTATTCAACACAAACTGATCAGCCTGTGTGCGCAGCCTTTCCTGCAAATCCTCTTTCGCACGGCGAGCATTGCGATCTGCGCGCTCTTCCTGCGTATTGATGCGAGTCAGATACTGCGTTGCCTCGGTTGTCGCACGGTCAAGCAGCTTGGTTTTCGTCGGCTCATCCATGCCGGGGTAGCCGTTCTTGATCAGCCGATCCCGAGCAGCAATCGGGTTGTTCAAGATGTCGCGGTTCACTCGGCTAGTAATCGCCGAGCTGTTGAACTTCTGCATCTTGGTCAGCGCTTCTTGCGGGGAGATGATCCCAGCATCTAACGCAGTCTGGATGGAGAGCTGCGCTTGTGCAGCAATGTCAGCATCTTTCGCAGGGTCATCGCCGCCGACCAATCCGCTATAGGTGTCAACCGTCTGGTCAAGATCAGCGCGCTGGATATTGACCCTACCGCGCAGCGCCGCCTTTCGGACGTTGAACTGCTTCTCCATCGACGGACGCACGAAATCAGAACGCCACGCACGAACCAGCGTCTGGTCATTGCCAGCAGCCTCGGTTACGCCCTTCTCAATATCAGCAACAACCTTTTCGTATTTGCTTTCGTAATTGTCGTAATCCGTGTCCGTTTCAAGGCTCAACTCAAAATCTTGCAGCGCTTTAAGAGATTGCGCGTTTAACTGATTGAGCTTGAGCGCCCGCTGACTCTCTTGAATCTTGCCGCCAAGCTGCGCCAACTTGGACACGCCTTCGGCAATCTGTGCGCCTTGGCTCTGAATAGCAGAAAGACCGCGCACATCCGGGGTGGATATACGAGGCGTTACTTGTTGTCGGTAGAATTCAAGCTTTGCCATATATCATCCCATCCGAACGCCGGACGAACTCGGCGCTCTGAAGTTCATAGTCAATGCGCGCGATCCGCTCGTAGTTGGAGCAGGGGCGCGACCTCCGATCTTCGGAAGCTTCAAGCTCGACACATCACCGCCCGCACCGGCAAAGGCCATCAAGGCATTGGTGCCAGCCGAGAGGATCGCTGGCCCCCACTTTGGGCGAGCAGCGCGAGTTACAGCTGATTCGTACAGCAGCCCCTTACGCTTGGTCTCCCCCTCATATCGGATATTCAGCGCATCCAACTCGGCCATGACGGCAGCTTGGTTAGCGGAATCAATGAACGACGGGGATTCTAGCAATCCGAACTGCGCACCAGCAGCGCGAGTTTCGCCAAACTGGCGACGAGCAGCCTTGCGCTGATTCTCCTCAATCAGCCCTGTTTCAAGGCCGACTGCTCTGGCTTGCTCCTCAATCCCGCGCGCTTGCGCAGCGCCGACAGCGCGAGCCTGTGCGGTCTCGGCAAGCGTCGAGACAGCAGAGGCAGCGGCAGCAATAAACGGTAGAGCAGCCATTACTGAATCCTCGAATACATCGCCATGTCTTGGCCCTGCGTCCCGAATGAACGCATCAAGCCCTCATATTCAAATCG